TGGTAATTCGGACCCCGTCATCGCGCTAGTGGGTGCCCCCCGTACTTTGTACGCCTGACGGTTCGGCATGCCAGTCGGTACGGTCCAACTCATCACGCAAGCCGAATATGCCCGGCAGCGCGGCTGCACCGAGGGCGCGGTGCGGCGCGCCGTGCGCGACAAGCGCATCACGCTGATCGAAGGCAAGGTGGACCCGGTGGCGGCCGATGCCCAGTGGTTGCGCAACACCCGCGTGCGTGCCGGCAGCCGCCCGGCCGATGACGTGAACCTGACCGCAGGCGGCACCCCCACCGGCCACGCCGACACCGAGGGGTCGGGCAACTACTGGACCCACAAGGCCAAGCGCGAAGCCGCGGAAGCCGAGATCGCCGAGCTGAAGCTGGCCGAAATGCGCGGCGACCTGGTGCGCGCCACCGACGTGCGCGCTGCGCTCCAGCGCAAGGTGGCGGCCGTGCGCGAAGCCCTGCTGCAGCTGCCGCCGCGGGTGGTGCCGCTGCTGGTGGCCGACGCCATGCCCGCCGCCATGGATCTGGTGCTGCGCGCCGAGATCACCGCCGCGCTGGCCCTGCTGAGCGAGGCCGAGTGATGGGCGCCCGCGACCTGCACCTGCTGGACGCCGACGCACTGGTGCGCGCCGTCTTCGCCGAATACCTGGCGCCGCCGCCGCTGACCACCGTCACCGAATGGGCCGAGCGCAACCGCGTGTTGTCGGCCAAGGACAGCAGCGAGCCCGGCCCCTATCGTGCCGCCCGCACACCCTACGCCCGCGAGCCGATGGACGCGCTGAGCCAGACATCCAGCGTCGAGGAAGTGGTCCTGATGTGGGGCGCGCAGACCAGCAAAACCACCATTGGCAGCAACTGGCTGGGCTACCTAGTCGACACCAACCCAGGCCCGGTGATGATCGTGCAGCCGACCATCGACATGGCAAAGCGCTACAGCCGCCAGCGCCTGGCGCCCATGATCGAGGAATCACCGGCGCTGCGCCGCAAGGTCACCGAAAACCGCAGCCGTGACGACGCCAACACCACGTTGCTGAAGGAATTTGCCGGGGGCTTCATGGCCGTGGCCGGCGCCAACAGCGCGGCGGGCCTGCGCTCCATGCCCGTGCGCGACCTGTTCCTGGACGAGATCGACGGCTACCCGCTCGACGTGGACGGCGAAGGCGACCCCATCAAGCTGGCCGAGGCCCGGCAGACCACCTTCGCGCGGCGCAAGCGACTGAAGACCAGCACGCCCACCACCGCCGGCATGTCGCGCATCGAGCAGGCCTACGCGGCCACCGATCAGTGCCTGTACCACGTCCCCTGCCCCCACTGCGGCGAGCTGCAGGCGCTGGAGTGGGGAGCGGACAAGGAACACGGCATCAAGTGGGACAAGGCCGAAGACGGCACGCCGCTGCGCGACACGGTGCGCTATGTCTGCCGGCACAACGGTTGCGAGGTGCGCGAGCACCACAAGCCCGCCATGCTGCGCGGCGGGTGCTGGGTTCCGGCAGCACCAGGCGCACAAGGCGGCCGCGTGCGCGGGTTCCGACTGTCCAGCCTTTACAGCCCGCTGGGGTGGCTGTCATGGGCCGAACTGGCCGACGAATGGCACCGCGCACGCCAGGCCGCCGCAACGGGCGACGTCAGCCTGCTGCGCGTGTTCATCAACACCCGCCTGGCCGAAACCTTCGAAGAACAGGGCGACAAGGCCGACCAACACGCGCTACGGCGCCGCGCCGCCGACATCCCCGTGCGCGTGGTCACCTGGGGCTGCTACGTCATGACGCTGGGCGTCGACGTGCAGGGCGACCGCCTGGAGGCCTACGCCTGGGCCTGGGGCCGTGGAATGGAACGCCAGCTGGTCGACCGCCAGGTGATCTACGGCGATCCGGCCATCCCCGAAAGCGAAGCCGGCAGCCCCTGGGCGGCGCTCACTGAATACCGGCGCACGCCCATCCTGCACGCCAGCGGCAAGCCGGTGCCGGTGCTGGCCTGCATGATCGACAGCGGCGGCCACCACACACAGGCGGTGTACGCCTACGCCCGCTCGCACCAGCATGCCGGCGTGCACGCGGTTAAGGGCTCCAGCCAGTCCGGCAAGACCGTGCTGGGCAAGCCAACCGATCAAGACCTGACTTGGCGCGGCGAAAAGCACCGCCGCGGCGTGAAGCTGTGGCCCATCGGCACCGACACCGCCAAGGCCGAGATCTACGGCCGCCTGCGCATCGCAGCTCCAGGCCCTGGCTTCGTCCACCTCAGCAAGCACCTGCCTCCGGAGGTGTTCGAACAGCTCACCGCCGAGCGCCTGGTCACGCGATACGTGAAGGGCCACCCGAGGCTGGAGTGGGTCAAACCGCCCGGCCGGCGCAATGAAGCGCTGGATTGTGCGGTGTACGCGCTGGCCGGCGCCCACAAGATGGGCATTGACCGCTGGAAGGAAGGCGACTGGGCCAAGTGGGAAGCCCGCGTGCAAGCGCGCGACCTGTTCGACGCGCCGGCCACGCCCGAAGCCACGCCATCCACCGAACAACCCGCGCCGGCCGCGCCGGCACCCGAACAAGCCCCGAAGCCGCCTCCGCGCGGCCCCTGGACCGACTACACCGGCGCGCGCCCCAAGGGCTTCGCCGGCCGCTGGAAGTGACGATGACCCACCAGACCACCCGCCCGAACATGCTACGCAGCCTGGCCGAGCGGGCCGCCACCCACCCGCGCATTGAGCAGGCCGTCATGGGCGCCATCCGGGGCGTGCTGCCTTCGGTGCTGGAACAACTCATTGCAGAGGAATCGGCCCGCCTGGGCGACCACCGCTTGCGGGTCTATCCGCGCCGGTCGCCACCGGAAGAACGCGCCCAGCGTGATGCCCGCGTGCGCGCCATGCTGGCCACCGGGACGGCGCCGGAGCTTGTGGCGGTCGAGGTTGGGTGCAGCCGGCGCCACGTCTACTACGTGCAGGCCAGCATGCGGCGATTCCAGTGCAAAACAGGGCCCTAGTTTTGCACTGAGCTGGCGGACAGAGTGACGGTGTCATCACGCTGGAGTCGCCATGGCAATCACTCTCTCGACCACCGCCAAGAATGCGGAACTCAATGGAATCGTGACGACGCTGGGCGCCAGCTCGACGCTGAAGCTCTACAACGGAACGAAACCTGCAGCCCTCGGGACTCCTGTCGGAACGCTGCTGGCCACCCTGACGTTTGGCGCAACTTGCGGAACCGTTGCAAGTGGCGTGCTGACCTTCGGGTCCGTGACGCAGACAAACACCGGCCACGTCGCCGGCACGCCGACGTTCGCGCGATTGAGTGACAGCGCTGGAACTGTGCACGCGGACATCGACATCGCGGCGGGCGCCGGAAACCTGCAGTTCACGGGTACGGTGGTCAATGGCCAAAACGTCACCGTCACGGGCATGACCTTCACCGCCGGCAACTGATCGCGCGCCGTGGCTGTTCCGGCTGCCAGCACCTACAGCGCCGCCACCGGGCAGCCCATTGCGGGCGGGCGGTGGCCTGGCGGTGTGCTGTCTGGCAACGTCGACCTGTCGGCGCTCGTGGCTGCTGGCTCAATGCAGCCGCAGCCTGCACAGTTTGATTCCGTCGTCCACCAAGCCGACACGGGCAGCACGATTCCGACGGCGGCGGCGCAAGCAACGCACATCTTCCTGCACGGCAGCGGCAGCGCATCGCAGACGTTCGGAAGCACCTACAAAGGCTACCCGCAAGCCACCGGCAGCTACCCGGACAACTGCGCGCACAGCACGTTCGACAACCTCTGGTTCGCCGTGCGCACCATGCCGGCAGATTCCGACTTCTACAGCGGCGGCGTGGCCTACGGACAGATTGAACCCTGGGACAACAACGGTACCTATCCGGGCGGCGCACTGCGGCAGTCCTATTGGATGGGCTACACGTCAGACAGCTACTCGGGGCTGCGCCTCTACAAGGACCGCCACCTCGACATGATGTTGGCCTGGATCGAGGCCAATTACCCGCAGATGAGCACCACCCAGCGCGCGCTGGGCGGGCAGTCGATGGGCGCTTGGGGGACGATCAGCTACGGGCTAAGGCGGCCGAGTAAGTTCGCTGCCTTGTACGCCAACATGCCGCGCTTGAGATACGGCCTTGACGGCAGCGGGGCCGGTGGCAACAAGGTCCGCGTCCCGCACTGGGATAGTGGTGTGCAGGTCTACGTTCCCGCCTCGTCTCCCGCGCTCGATGCCAGTGACGGCGGCGGCTTGTCGGCGGATCGGCTCAATGCCATCACTTACGTCAGCAACACCGCGAACGACGTGCCTTGGCTTGGCTGGTGCATCGGGCGTAACGACGGATATACGCCGTTTCAGGATCACATCGACATGGTAGCGGCCATGCGCGCTGCCGGTCGCGGATTCGCCTTCGTGTGGGACAACGGCGGCCACACCGGCACGCTGATGACTCAGATCATGAGCAGCTACTACACCGGGCTGTTTCGAACCGACCAGGGCTACCCGCTCTATACGAACAATAGCGGCGACCAAGACCCAAGCGTCGACCTTACTGGCGGCATCAATCTCGGCTTCCAGCATCGCAAC